CTCCCGCTAGGCGCTCGAGGGCTTCACGCCGTCACTGTACATTTTTTCTCGCGCCAAATCATCACAAAGAAAGGAGAACGGTTTGGAATTAAGAGGAATTGACTATCTCAGGAGGAAGTTGACTCTATATCAGAGCAGAGTCAATCTGAGATACACGCATTATGCGATGCAGCACTATGAAGCACCGACAGGAATCACAATTCCTGCACATATCAGGGTGAAGTACCAAGCTGTTCTTGGTTGGGCTGCAAAGGGAGTTGATAGCCTTGCAGATCGTTTGATTTTCAGGGAATTTGCTAACGATGATTTTAATGTTACAGAAATCTTTAATCGGAACAATCCTGACATCTTTTTTGATAGTGCTATTTTAGCTGCGCTGATTGGTTCGTGTAGTTTTGTCTACATTTCGAAGGGTGAAGATGATAAGGTGAGGTTACAAGTCATTGAATCAAGCAATGCAACTGGTGTCATTGATCCTATCACTGGGTTGCTTGTGGAAGGTTATGCGGTGTTGGCTCGTGATGATTATAATCGTCCGACGCTTGAAGCCTACTTCGAGCCTAATGCTACTCATTTTATTCCGAAAGATGGTAGGCCATATTCGGTTGTAAATGAAACTGGTATCCCTCTGCTGGTTCCGGTCATTCATCGTCCTGATGCGGTTCGTCCGTTTGGAAGGTCGCGAATCACCAGAGCTGGGATGTATTATCAGAAATATGCTAAGCGTACTTTGGAACGGGCTGATATCACTGCTGAGTTCTATTCGTGGCCACAGAAATACATTCTTGGACTTGATCCTGATGCGGAACCTATGGAAAAATGGAAAGCTACTGTATCAAGTTTGTTGACGATTTCTTCAAGCGATAAAGGTGAGAAGCCGAGCGTTGGACAGTTTACTACAGCTAGCATGTCACCGTTTACTGAACAACTGAGAACAGCCGCTGCTGGATTTGCTGGGGAGATGGGCTTGACCTTGGATGATTTAGGTTTTGTGTCTGACAATCCGTCATCTGTTGAAGCTATCAAGGCTAGTCATGAGAACTTGCGCCTGGCTGGTCGCAAGGCTCAGAGGTCACTGGGAGCTGGTCTACTTAATGTGGCCTATGTTGCAGCATGCTTGCGTGATGATTTTCATTATGCCAGAAGTCAATTTGTAAGAACTACAGTCAAGTGGGAACCATTGTTTGAAGCTGATGCGAATACAATGACTATGATTGGTGATGGTGTTGTGAAATTGAATCAGGCCTTACCTGGCTACATCAATGCGGAAACAATTCGTGATCTTACTGGTATAGCTGGAGATATGTCAGCTAAACCAGTGGTAAGCGAGGGTGGTTCAAATGGAGAATGATGTTTTACCTGGTATCTTGCAAGAGGTTCAGGAGAGGTTTGAGAGAGATTTCGGTAAGAGTGGGATTGTCAGAAATGCTTTTGCTACATTGAAGGCCAAAAAAGCAACCTACAAAACAGCAAATGAGTTTGCGATTGAAATTGGTGATATTCTCTCTAAGGCTCTAGGAGCTTCTCTAAGCGCCGACAAACTACCAGACGGTAAAATGTATTACAATATCGCTCAACGTTTGCTGACGGACGTGCTAGGGAGGAATCACGAGCTTGTGAGTGGATATGCTAGTGATGTTCAGAAAAATTTGAATCAGGAAGCGAAAATCGGTATGGAAGTTCAAGTTCCTGAATTAAATAGGGATCGAATCGCTGGCATTGTTAATCGCTTTTCATCTGAAGAGAACTTTGAAGATGTCAGTTGGTTGCTTGGTGAACCTATTGTGAACTTCACACAGTCAATTATTGATGATACGATTAGGAAGAATGCAGAGTTTCATGCTAAAACGGGAATGACTCCAACAATTAGTAGGCACTCTACTGGACATTGTTGCAAATGGTGTGATAGTTTAGTAGGAAATTATATATATGGTGAAGAACCGAATAATTTCTACAGAAGGCATCAGCATTGTACTTGTGTAATTGACTATCATCCTAAAAATGGTAAGGTTCAAAATTCTTGGACTAAAAAAATTAGAAATGAGAGTTCCGATGAATTAGAAAAGCGTAAGAGAATAAATATTGATGTGCGTGATAATAATCGAAAAGCAGACATCAAGGAGTACAAAGAAGTGGTTGATACACTCGGTGTTGAAAATTCACCCATTTCTCTAGCGAAATTTCAGGATTTGAAGTATAATGATGGTGAAGAATATGAGCAACTGAAAGATAAAGTATTTATTTATCAGAAAATCCAAACTGGAGAATGGGGTAAAAAAATAAACCCTGAGAAGCAGTTGCCACATATGGAATCAACACATAAAACAGGAAAATCTTATATCTATGATTCAGTCGATGTTCAAGAATTGTTTAATAGACATTATGGAACTGGACGCATTGAGCTTGATAGACGTGGAAGAAGAACGAACAAAGAGATAATAGAACTAGGTTACCCAATTGGAATTAATAGTTCGGATGGTTCAGAAGTGACGTCTATTAAAATTCATCATTCTGAGAAGAGAACCCACATTGTACCTAAGAAAGGAGATCAGTAATGAATTTAAAACAATATTTAGGAAAAGATATTAGAGTTACTTTTGTTGATGGTCAAATTCTCGAAGGTCACTGTAATACTTATACGGGAAGACTTGATACTGAAGATGAACTGTATGACGAAATTACGATAAGGACAGATAAACATCCATATGTTGGATTCAATGAATCCGAAATCAAGTCAATAGAATTAATGTAGCACTCGAAAGGGTGCTTTTATTGTGCTTTAGTTTAGGAGGTGATCCGATATCTCCCAGCGATAGGGTTATCATGCGATGACGATTGAAAGGAAAATAGAATGGCGAGGAAGAAGAAACTTGGCAATCAGAATCCTACTCAATCGGTGATTTTAAAATACGTCAAGAAAAATTCAAGAGCTAAAGAAGCGATTGAACTTTACGAACGGACAGGGCTTTCTTGCTATGCCTGGCAGAAAAATCTCTTGTTACCGATGATGGCCATTGATAAAAATGGACTTTGGGTGCATCAGAAGTTTGGCTATTCAATTCCACGTCGTAATGGTAAATCAGAAATCCTCTATATTTTTGAAATTTGGGGGCTGCATAAAGGATTAAATATCCTACATACTGCCCACAGAATTTCTACCTCTCATGCCTCTTTTGAGAAGGTGAAACGATACCTTGAGAAAATGGGGTATGTAGATGGTGAGGATTTTAACTCCATTCGAGCTAAGGGACAAGAAAGAATTGAGCTATATTCAACAGGTGGTGTTGTCCAATTCCGTACCAGAACATCAAATGGTGGTCTTGGTGAAGGTTTTGATATGCTGATCATTGACGAGGCCCAGGAGTACACGACCGAGCAAGAATCTGCTTTGAAATACACAGTTACGGATAGTGAAAATCCTATCACAATCATGTGTGGAACACCTCCGACACCTGTATCAAGCGGAACCGTCTTTACTAAATATCGTGAGACTTGTCTTTTTGGAAAAGGGAAGTATTCTGGCTGGGCTGAGTGGTCTGTTTCTGATGAAAAGGAGATTGACGATGTTGAATCCTGGTACAATTCAAATCCATCTATGGGCTATCACTTAAATGAGCGTAAGATTGAAGCAGAGCTTGGTGAGGATAAGCTAGACCATAATATCCAACGTTTGGGATTCTGGCCAACTTACAACCAGAAATCTGCTATCTCTGAAACTGAGTGGAATGAACTCAAGGTGGATGATGTTCCAGAATTATCTGGCAAGCTATCTGTTGGTATTAAGTATGGTCAAGACGGAACGAACGTGGCATTGAGTATTGCTGCACGAACCAAGGATGGCCGGTACTTCATCGAGACAGTTGATTGTCAATCCGTTCGTAATGGGAATGAGTGGATGGTCGCTTTTTTGAGACAAGCCGATGTGGCTCAGATTGTCATAGATGGCGCAAGTGGTCAGAAGATCCTGGACGAAGAGTTGAAGGACTACAGAATCAAGAATGTGATTCTGCCGACGGTGAAAGAAATCATCGTGGCCAACGCTCTTTGGGAACAGGGAATTTACCAGAAGACCATCTGCCACGCTGGTCAACCATCATTGTCTAAAGTAGCCACTAACTGCGATAAGCGGAACATTGGCTCAAATGGTGGTTTTGGCTATCGATCGCACTTTGACGACATGGATATTTCTTTGATGGATAGTGCATTGCTTGCGCACTGGGCTTGTGCTACAACCAAGCCTAAGAAAAAGCAAAAAATTAGTTATTAAAATAAGCGGTCATCTGACTGCTTTTTTGATGCCAAAAAATTACCGAACTGCCGGGAAAGCAGGAGAAAGGAGACATGAGAATGTCAGAATTTAAACCAATCACTACACAAGAAGAATTTGATGCTGCTATTAAGGGGCGCTTATCTCGAGAGAAAGAGAAGTATGGCGACTATGACCAGCTCAAGTCTCGTGTTGAAAAGTTGGAAAAAGAAAATGTTGGCTTGAAGTCAACGATCGAAACTACTAATCAAAGTAAGGCAGATGCTGACAAGCAACTTGAAGTTTTGCAGAATCAAATCGCTGGTTATGAGACGGCTAGTCTGCGAACTCGTGTGGCTTTGCAATATGGATTGCCTTATGATCTTGCAGACCGTTTGCAGGGAACTGATGAAGAAAGTTTCAAAGCAGATGCGGAGCGCTTGGCTGGGTATATGAAATCTAAGGAATCAATCCCGCCACTGAAAACAAATGAGCCTAGTTTAGGCGATGATAAAGATGCAGCATTAAAAGGAATGTTGCACAAAATGAGAGGAGAATAATTTATGGCAACACTACAAACAGGGGATCTTTTCCCAGTCGAAACAGTCCAAGACATTTTTAGTAAGGTAAAGGGACATTCAACCCTTGCAAAACTTACTACTCGAGAACCTATTCCATTTTCTGGAACTGAAACATTTGTATTCAATCTCGAAGGAAATGCTGAAATCGTAGGTGAAGGCAATCCTTCGAACGCTGGAAGTGCAACTATGAAACCAAAGGTAATCAAACCTATTTTGATTACTTACCAAGCACGGGTATCTGAGGAGTTTGTAAATTGTTCGGAAGAAAAACAATTATCTTACCTCAAATCATTTATTGATGGCTTGTCTAAAAAAGTTGCACAAGCAATTGACATTGCTTCATTCCATGGACTTGAACCAAAATCAATGACAGATGCTTCTTTCAAAGCAACAAACTCATTTGATGGTTTGATCACAGGGAATGTAGTTGCTTATGAAGCAAGTAAAATTGATGAAAATATTGATGCTGCTGTTGCAACCATCACAGCAAATGATTGCGAAGTAAATGGAATCGCATTGTCTCCTGCTGCAGGAGCAGCACTTGGAAACATCAAGGTAAACGGGGTAGTCCAATATCCTGAATACCGTTTTGGCCAAAATCCAGGATCATTTTACGGAATGAAGTCAGATGTCAATAAAACATTGACAACAGTTGCAAGTTCGGCTAAAAAAGACCATGTTATCGTTGGTGATTTTGAAAATGCCGTCAAATGGGGATATGCAGATGAAATTCCTCTTGAAATCATTAAATACGGTGATCCAGACGGAGCTGGTCGCGATTTGAAACGCTACCGTGAAGTTTGCTTGCGTACGCAAGTGTATGTAGGTTGGGGAATTCTTGACGAGCAGGCATTTGCTCGTGTGGAGGCTTAATATGGAATATATTAACAAAGAAACCTTAGCAACAATTGAAACAGACAGTAAATTGGCAGGTGACTGGGTTCCTATTAGTGAATTCAAGGACGAATATCGCCTTACTGTTCCAGAAATTAAGGCGAAACTTGATGAATTGGGTGTTGAGTATGATAGCAAGGCAAATAAATCTGCTTTGCTTGATTTACTAATCGCAAATGAAGGGTGATTGAGATGGAAAACTTTGCAACAGTCGAAGATTTGAAAAAATTGTGGCGGACGTTAAAATTCGATGAGGAAAAACGAGCTGAAGCACTGTTGGAAGTTGTTTCTCATTCTCTTAGAGTTGAAGCTAAAAAAGTTGGCAAAGATTTAGATGGATTGGTTGCTACTGATCCATCTTTTGCTATGGTGGTTAAATCCGTAACAGTGGATGTAGTTGCTCGCACCTTGATGACATCAACTGATCAGGAACCAATGACTCAAATGGCTGAGTCTGCTTTAGGATATTCCTTCAGCGGGTCTTATCTTGTTCCTGGTGGAGGTCTCTTTATCAAGGATTCAGAATTGAAACGTCTGGGTCTCAAAAAACAAAGATATGGGGTGATTGATATCTATGGGACGGATTAAAGGAATTACTGTAACTTTGATTGGGAAAACCAAGAATGGTAGGGATGACTTTGGGCATCCAATCTATGAGAATACTGAAATTAAAGTAGATAATGTCCTGGTTGTTCCAGCGTCAACAGAAGATGTCACAAATCAACTGAATCTTACTGGGAAAAAGGTAGCTTATACACTTGGTATCCCAAAAGGCGATAAGAACGAGTGGAAAGAACGAGAGGTTCGTTTTTTCGGTCGCAAATGGCGCACGATTGGCATTCCTTTAGAAGGTATTGAAGAAATGATGCCTTTGGCCTGGAATAAGAAAGTGATGGTTGAAGCGTATGAGTAATTTCAAAGTCAAGCTTATCGGTGCGGGTGTAGGAGCTCTTT